TCTGCTGGGCTTTACATCACAGGTGATGCATCCAACATCACAGCCAACATCAGGATTGATGGGGGTGCTGCAAATGCTATTGATGACACCAACCCCACAGAATTAGAAGATGGGTTTTATGTTTTCGATGTGACAGCCACAGAGACCAATGGGGATTTGCTTTTGATCTGCCCTGAGTCTGCATCATCTGATGTGATTGTGATCGGTGCGCCAGCTGTGGTGCACACAGTGGCCCCCAATTTCAATGCCCTTGGCATTGAGTCCGATGGGGATCTCACCAAAGTCAATACACTCAATGGCCACACAGCCCAGACTGGTGACACATACACCCTGGCAAATGGGTCAACTGGATTTGTGGCAATTGACACAGTTGTTGATTCAATTCTGGTTGACACAGGGACCACATTACCAGCAACTCTTTCAAACATTGAAACAAAGGTTGACACAGTTGACACCAATGTTGATGCCATCTTGGTTGACACAGCCACCACATTGCCAGCAACTCTTTCAAACATTGAGACCAAAGTTGACACAGTTGATGGGGTGGTTGATGCCATTCTGGTTGACACAGGGACCACCATACCAGACAGACTGACCACCATTGATGGCAGCCTGTTTATTATTGATGGGATTGTTGACCAGTTGTTGGTGGCTGCTGTGGTTATGGATGCAAACATTGATTCAATTCTGGTTGACACAGCCACCACATTGCCATCAACATTGACAACCATTGAGGGCAAGGTTGACACCATTGACACAGTTGTTGACTCAATCTTGGTTGACACAGGGACCACATTACCAGCAACTCTTTCATCAATCAGCAGCCAAATTGTCACAGTTGACACAGTGGTTGACAACATCAACATTATGACCACAGTAATTGACAACAATGTTGACTCAATCTTGATTGACACAGGAACCACACTGCCAGCAACCCTGACAACCATTGAGACAAAGGTTGACACAGTTGATGGGGTTGTTGATGCAGTCTTGGTTGACACAGCCACCACTCTGCCAGCAACCCTCTCAGGCATTGAGACAAAGGTTGACACAGTTGATGGGGTTGTTGATGCCATTTTGGTTGACACATCAACAACCCTGCCAGCAGCCATCCCATCAGTCTCTGACATCTGGACAACAGCAGTTTCTGAGGCATACAGAACAACAGGGGCAACTGGCTCAGCTGCTGAGCTGCTGCATGAAATACTTGCCCATCTTGCAAGGCATGCCACAGTGGGCACAACCAAGACTTTATATGAACTGGATGGTGTCACACCAGCAAAAACATCAACCTACGATGATGCCACCAGCCCCACATCAATCACAGAGGCAACCTGATGAGCATTGCACTGATTGTGACTGGTGGCTTTGCCAATGGCACCCTGACAACCACCATCGGCAACATCACAGCCAGGGGGTTCTTGGCTGGTGCTGTGGTGCCATCTGCATCAGGCATTTTTGTTGCTGTTGATGATGCCAGACCATATGCCAAATTGGTTGATGCCAGACAGTATGCCAATCTGGTTGATGCCAGACCATTTGAGAAACTGATTGACCAAAGGCCATTTGTGGCACTGGATGACTTGAGACCAATGATAAAGGTGCAATATGACAATTGAGCTTGATGCTGTGGCTTGTCTCTCTGTTGATGATGTTGAGGCATTCAAGATAGACCTCTCAAGCCATCTGGGTGATGACACCCTCTCAGGCAGCCCCACAGTGACCCTGGTGGCTGCTGACTCTGCTGTGACAATTGGCACACCAGCCAACAACACAGCCACATATACTGACCAAGATGGCAACACAGTGGCCATTGGCAAAGCTGTTGAGTTTACTTTTACCAGCACCAGCACTGGCAGCCACAGTCTGCTGATTAAGGCAACCACAGCAGCAAGAACAATCAACAGGCTCTTGAGTGTGGTGGTTGAATGAGCAAAGCAAAGGGCATCAGTCAAGAGCAGCATGCCAAGTATAAGGCAGCCAACAGCCAGCGCTGGTCTGATGCAGCCGCCCTGGCAAATGACTTGGGCTCTCTGCCAGAGCCAGCTGATGCTGCCCAAAGGGCAGCTTGTGGGGAGTCATTCCAGCTCTGGTGTGAGACCTACAGGCCAGAGGCTTTTTTTATGGGCTGGTCAGATGACCACATCAAGATTATCAAGCAGGTTGAGGCAACGGTCAGGGATGGTGGGCTCTTTGCCCTGGCAATGCCCAGAGGCTGTGGTAAGACAACCATTGTTGTCTCAGCTGCCATCTGGGCTTTGCTGTATGGGTATGCCAGATGGGTGTGCTTGATTGGTGCCACTGGCCCCAGAGCACAAAAGCTGCTGGGCAGCATCAAGACTGAGTTGCGTTTCAATGCTGCCCTGGCTGCTGACTTCCCAGAGGTCTGTGGCCCCATCATCAAGCTGGAGGGCAAAGCCATCAGAGCCAACAGCCAGACCCATGGGGGAGTGCCCACCAACATCATCTGGCACAAAGATGAGCTTGGGCTGCCATTTATCGAGGGCTCCCCATCATCTGCTGGGATTGTCACAGTGGCTGGGATCACAGGGGACATCAGAGGGCAGCAAAAGACCACACAAGATGGCAGGGTCATCAGGCCAGACTATGTCATCTTGGATGACCCACAGACCAGAGAGAGTGCCAAGTCTGGCACCCAGACTGATGACAGACTCAGCACTCTCATGGGTGACATCTTGGGGCTGTCTGGGCCAGGGGTCAAGATTTCTGGGGTGATGCCCTGCACAGTCATCAGCAGAGGAGACATGGCTGACCAGATTCTTGACAGAGACCAATGCCCTGAGTGGCATGGTGAGAGGACCCAATTATTATATGGCTGGCCCGTCAAGATGGATCTCTGGGGAAAATATCAAGAGATGAGAGAAGAGGAGTTTCGCAACTCAACAGACGAGACAGGCAGCTTGGCTTATTACATGAACAACCAGCCAGAAATGGACATGGGATGTCAAGCAGCTTGGGATGAGAGACACACAGAAGATGAGGCATCTGGCATACAACATGCCATGAATCTGTTTTACAGAGATGAGGCAGCCTTCTGGGCAGAATTTCAGAACCAACCTCTTGAGACCTCACAAGATGACACCATCTCTGAGGATGAGCTGCTGCAAAGAACACACCCAGTGGCAAAGGGCAGCTTTCCCACTGGTGGTGAGCTGATGACTGCCTTTGTCGATGTGCAAAAAGACTTGCTCTATTATTGTGTGATTGCTTGGAAACCAGATTTCACAGGGTGGGTGGTTGACTATGGGGCATGGCCAGACCAGAAAACCACAAATTTTAGATTGAGTCAGGCAAAAAAGACCATCGGCAAACAGTGGCCAGGGCAGTCTCTTGAGGTTGTCTTGACTAAGGCTCTCAATGCTTTGGTTGATGACCTTTGCAGCAGGAGCTGGCAGAGAGAGGATGGGGCAGAGCTGTCAATTTCAAGATTGTTGATTGATGCCAATTGGGGTCTGAGCAGAAATATTGTTTACGAGTTTTCGCGCAACACACCACACCGCGCTGTGGTGATGCCATCCCATGGCAAATATGTTGGTGCCAGCAATGAGCCTCTCAATGCAACCATTGCAAAGAGGTCAGGCAAAAGGATTGGAACCCATTGGAGAATACAAAAAGCAAAAGACAACCCAGCCCAATATGTGCTGTATGATGCCAACCACTGGAAAAGTTTTCTATTCTCAAGATTTGCCACAGAGCCAGGGACAGCAGGAGCACTGACTTTGTTCCAAGCATCACCCAGGATACATAAAACATTTGTCAGGCATCTCAAAGCTGAGTACCCAGTCAGGACCTCTGGCAGAGGCAGAGAGGTTGATGAGTGGAAACTGAGACCAGACAGGCCAGACAACCACTGGCTTGATTGTGCAGTGGGCTGCTGTGTGGCTGCATCAATTCAATCATGTGACACCACAGCAGCAAAGCCAAAGACCCCCAAGAAAAAAAAGAGCAGAGGAGTGACCTATTTATGACCAAGAAACGCGCAAAAAAGAAGCCAGTTGTCACAGTGACCCCACCAGAGTGCCCACACTGTGGCCACCAGAAACATAAAAAGCAAAGAGGAGCACACAGAGAGCTTGATTGCTTTGCCACTGGTGAGCATGTGGCTTGGTTCTATGTGGCTTGCAGTGGGTGCTCAGCTGTCTTTGTCATCAGAGAGGTCACAAAACTGCCCCCAGCATCTCACCCCTAGTGTGGCCACGCCAGGCAATGGCCATGAGAGGGGTGCCGGCGTTTTTGTCAAGCATCAACCACAATGGCAGATTCTGCCATATTGGTTTGGTTTTTAATTGCCAAACAGCTCTGTTTGGCTATATCTAATGATAGGGGGGATCTGTGCCAAATACAAAAGCCAATAAGCTGGTCTTTGCAAGACAGATGGTAGAACAAATTGAGTCAGCACTTTTGCAGGGTGCTGCTGGTGTGACCTCAATTTCTATTGATGGTGTCAGCACAACGTACAACAGGCAGCAGCTGCTGGCTGAGCTGGCCATCTGGGAGAAAAAGGTTGCCAGATATTCGCGCAGCTCTGGCAGCAGGTCAACAACAATCAACTTGAGCAACTCTCATGGGTAATCTTTTGACAGACAGGCTTGGGCAGTTTGCCAGATATATTGCTGGGGAGCCATCCAACACGCGCAGAGACCCAGGCACACGTATACAGTCATCAGACCAGATTCTCACACCCACAAAGCGCAAGAGAGCCACAGAGGGTGCCAGAGAGCTTTGGCGCAATTACTCAGTGGCAGCATGGGCAATCAGGAAACATCTTGATTATGTGAGCACATTTACATTCCAAGCTGACACAGGCAACCCAGCTCTCAATGAGCAGCTGGAGAGCCTGATGAGCTGGTGGGGCAGACCTCTCAATTGTGATGTGGCAGGCAGGCACAGCCTCAAGAGAATCATCAGGCTGGCTGAGGCCAGGAGGGTGATTGATGGTGATGTATTCTTGGTCAAGATGGCAAATGGGATGTTGCAAGCTGTTGAGGGGGATCGGGTCAGAGACCCTGACAGGATGCCCCCCAAGAAACTCAATGAGCCAGCTGCTTACACACATGGCATCAGGACAAACAAAGCTGGCAAGATGCTGGCTGCATCAATTCACAGGCGCAATGCAGATGGGACATACACACTAGAGAGAGAGATTGGTGCCAGCAGGCTCCTGCACTTGGCATATTTTGACAGCTTTGACCAAGTCAGAGGGGTCAGCCCCATCATCAGTGCCATCTCTGGGTTCCAAGATGCTCTTGAGGTCTCAGATTATGCGCTGGCAAAAGCAAAGATTACACAGCTCTTTGCCCTGGCATTTACCAGAGAGCAGTCTGACAGCTTTGATGATGATGATGATGAGGCTGCCAGTGGCTATCAGATAGACTTTGGAAAAGGGCCAGTATCTGTTGACCTTG